GTCTTACACGATCGGCGGTCGGCAGATCAATAAAATGAGTGCCGACGAACTGATCAAATGGCGGAACTATTATCTTTCGCAGGTTCAGGCTGAAGATGATGAAGTGCGGCTTGAAAACGGGCTGCCCGCGCAAAACACGATCCGAGTGAGGTTCACTGAATGAAACTTTTCTCATTCCTGCGCCGCAGCACCGCGCCGGTCGTGCGTCGTGAGCCGGTTGTTTTGCAGCGATCTTACAGCGGCGCGTCGAATGCTGCCCGATACAGCGATTTTGGTGCGTCTTACCTGTCAGCGGATGCCGAACTGGAAACGGCACTGCCGAAGCTGCGCGCCCGTGCCCGGAATCTTGAACGCAACAACCCGCACGCGCGCCGCTTCATCAGTCTGTTGCAGGATAACGTGGTGGGATCAGGCGGGTTTCAGCTTCGGGTGTCCGCGAAGCGCACCGATGGACCGAACGCGCAGCCGGACACCTATGGGAATGACCTGATCGACGCCGCTTGGAAAAAGTGGTGCAGCAAGGCAACGGCTGACGGCATGATGACGTTTCGCGAAGCGTGCCGGGCGGTCGTGCGGGCATGGGGGCGGGACGGTGAAAGCCTGATTCATTTCCGGTCGGGTCGGCAATTCCGCGACGCGCTGGCCCTGCGGATTTACGAGGCGGATCACCTTGATGAAACGCTGAATCGGCGTTTTCCGGGCACCGGCAACCGCATTCGAATGGGTGTGGAAATCAACGCCGATGAAATGCCCGTCGCGTACCATATCCTGACCGATCATCCTGGCGAAACGGTTTGGTCGTCGGGCAACCGGCGATATATTCGCATTCCTGCATCTGAAATGCTGCATGTGTATGTGAAGTCGCGCCCCGGCCAAACCCGCGGCGAACCGCCTATGTGCGTCGTGCTGACTGACGTGAAGATGATGGCGGGGTATCGGGAAGCCGAAGTGACGAACCGTCGCGTTGCCGCGTCGAAGATGGGTTTTTTCGAACGCGACGAACAGGCCGGTCCGGTCAAGGGTGTTGCCGACGCGATCACCGCTGACGGTCAGCTTGAAATGGAAGTCGAACCGGGCAAGATGACGGCGCTGCCGCCCGGATACCGGTTCAACGCCTTCAACCCGAACACGTCCAGCACCGACTTTGCCGGGTTTGAACGGCAAATGATCCGGTCGATTGCGGCCGGTTTGGGTGTGTCGTACTTTGATCTGGCAATGGACCTTTCCGATGTATCCTATTCGTCAATTCGACAGGGTGCGCTTTCGGACCGTGATTTTTATCGCGGACTGCAGTCGTTCTTTATTGAGCGGTTTGTCATGCCGGTTTATGCGCGGTGGCTGCAAAACTGGTTCGACTTTGGTGACGGCGGGATTCCGGCGTACCGGTACGAAAAATTCCTTGACGCATCCAGCTTCCGCGGTCGCGGTTGGTCGTGGGTCGATCCGCAAAAGGAAATTGACGCCGCAATCAAGGCGCGCGAAGGTCGGATGAATTCGCTGCAGAACCAGGTCGCAGAAACCGGCCGCGATTGGTGGGAAGTCGCTGACGAAATCGCAGAGGAAGAAGCCTACCTTGAACAGATGGGCATTCCTGTGATCAGCAAAAACCAACCGCTTGCAAACGAACCGCAGGCACAGTAATTTGCACCGAAACAAGGGACAGTGTGATGACCACAGAAGCACGCAAGATTGAGGGGTCGAAGGAACAGCGCGGGCTGTCTTTCGACATTCGCGGTGTGGATATCGGGGATGATCGCACCGTCGAAATCAGCATTTCATCCGAACAGCCCGTTGAACGCTGGTTCGGAACGGAAATCCTTGAACATCGGTCCGAAGCGATCGACATGGATTTCATCGGAAGCGGATCGGCACCGCTTTTGCTGGATCACGACGTGCGGAAACAGATTGGCGTGATCGAAGGTGTCAGTCTTGACGCCAAGTCGAAGAAATTGCGGGCACGAGTACGGTTCGGTAAATCCGAACTGGCCCAGGAGATTCTTGATGATGTGAAGGACGGTATTCGGTCGAACGTGTCGATCGGGTATATCATTGAGAAAATTGAGCGGAACGAAAAGACAGGAACAGTCAAGGTCGTGCGCTGGCGTCCATACGAAACGAGCATCGTCAGCGTTCCCGCCGATCAGACAGTCGGCGTCGGGCGTGCGATCGAAGCCGGTCAACCCGAAACCAAACAGGAGTCCGTCAACATGACGACCGCAACTGAAACGACCCCTGCGGCACCGGCACCGGCCCCCGCAGAAACCCGCGCCGCCGCGCCTGCAGTGCCCGGTCCCGGCTGGATCGCTGAATCCCGCGCCGCCGAAGTGATCGCGGATCGCAACAGGGAAGTCGATCTGATGATCGACCTTGGTGCCCGGCACAACATGGCCGATAAGGCGCGCGAATTCGTGCGCAGCGGCAAGACGCTTGCGGATTTCCGCGGGCATGTGCTGGACAACATCGGCAACAAGCCGCTGGTTTCGTCCGATATCGGCATGACGCAGCGCGAAGTTGACCGGTTTTCGATCCTGCGCCTGGCCGCTGCCGGTGCGCCGGGTGCAAGCCGGGGCGATATCGACGCGGCCAAATTCGAAATCGAAACCGTTGATGCGGCCCGTCAGGTTGCCGAAACGCACGGCGTGAAGGTTCGTGGTTCGGCGCTGCCCGCCGAAGTGCTGCGCAACTGGATTCCCCGGAATTCGGCCCTGTACTATCAGAAATACGCCTCGCGTGTTCTGAACACGACCGATGATTCGGCGCTGGTGCCGGAAGATTACCGGCCGGGTTCGTTCATTGACGTGCTGCGCAACAGCATGTCCGTGATGCAGGCCGGTGCGACCGTGCTGAACGGTCTTGGCGGCAACGTCGATATCCCGAAGAAGCTGACCGCATCGGCCGGTGGGTGGGTTTCGGCGGAAGGTGGCAACGCCCCGCAGTCGGAAGCGACCTACGGCAACGTGACCATGACCCCGAAGGATTTCGCGGTCTATACGGACATGACGCGCCGCGCCCGTCAGCAAATGAACCCCGATATCGAAGCGTTGACGCGCAACGATATCGCTATGGCGATCGCCCTGGGTCTGGACCTCGCCGGTCTGGAAGGTTCGGGTGCTTCGGGTCAGCCCCGCGGCGTGCTGAACACCGTCGGTGTGAACAAGCCCGCCCCGTTCGCAGGCGTCAACCCGACGTATGCCGAAGTCGTCGCGATGGAAACGGCCGTTGCCGATGACAACGCGCTGATGGGCAACCTTGGGTACATCCTGCGCACCAACATGCGCGGTGCCCTGAAAACGACGCAGAAGTTCACCGGCACGAACGGTATGCCCGTTTGGGAAGATGGGAACAACCTGAACGGTTATCCCGGCTATGTGTCGAACCAGGGCACCGACGGCAACCTGTACTTCGGCAACTGGTCCGATCTGCTGATCGGCTTCTGGTCGGGTCTGGACCTGCAGTTTGATTATGCCGCACTCGCCCTGTCGGGCGGTCTGCGTCTGATCGCGTTCCAGACCTGTGACGTGGCCGTGCGTCACCCGCAGTCGTTCGCCTACAACAACGATACGCCCTGATCTGACGGCGGCGTAATGGCAGGGGCGGGATGATCCGCCCCTGTTGCATTCAACCAAGAGGATCGACAACATGAGCGACGAAAAGACCAAATACTTGGTTGCGACCAAAGGCTTTTCCGCCAATGGCGTTACCATGGCCGCGGGCGAATACCTGACCGATCAGTTTGACGAGCAGACCGTCAAGGTGCTGAAAGGCATGAATCGCCTGACCGAAACCGATGTCGCGCCGGGCGATCTGGATGACGCGATCAAGTCTGCCAAGGGCAAAAAGACCGACACGAACCGCGCGGTCGGGCTGCCGGGCGGCTTGCCCGGTGCGCCGGAATAATGCCGGGCAAATTCATCCTTGACGACCTGTCGGCGGTGTTCAGCACCGCCGACTTCGCGACCGCCGTGACGGTCGATAATATCCACACGGTCAACGGCATCTTTGAAAACCCTTCCGAAGAAATCAGCTTGGAAGATGAACGGTCAGCCATGATGCGCGTTGCGAAATTCATTTGCCCGACTTCGGCACCTGTGGTCATCGGATCAACCTTGGTCATTGACGACGTGACGTATCAGGCGAAAACCCCCGACTATGACGGAACAGGCGTGACGACCTGGTATTTGAAAAGGATCGAATGATGCCGCACGCCCGCCGACAGATTCGCGAAGCGGTTGCCGCAGCGGTGGCGACGAACGGCGTAACGGTTGAAATGTCCCGTCAGTATCCGATGAATGAATCGGAAATGCCGCGCTATCTGGTCTATGCGCTTGCTGAATCGGTTGATTACGGTATGTCAACACCCGGTGGTATGATGCGGGAACTGACTTTGGTGGTCGAAGCGATCTTGACCGGCGATGAAGCGACCGTTGATGACGACCTTGACGGGCACGCGGTCTATATCGAAACACAACTGAACCGGTCGCAGCTTGGTGGGCTGGTTCTGAAAACAGACCTGAACCAATCGGACATGGCGATGCGTACCGATGGGGATCGTACTCTTGCGGTCCTGACCTTGACTTTCAACGTGATGTATCGCACCTTGCCGACCAACCCTGAAACGATCACTTAAAGAGGGATTACCATGACGACCTACACCGGTCAGAACGGCAAGATCGAACTTGGTGCGAACGCCGTCGCGGAAATCCGCGGTTTCGAAATCAATTCGACTTCCGACACGCTTGACGATACCGTGATGGGTGACGTTTGGCGCAGCAACAAAAGCACGTTCCGGTCGTGGTCGGGCAGCGCCGATGTGCTGTATGACAACACCAACACGACCGGTCAGAACGTGCTGATGCCGGGATCGGCCGTGGCTGCATCGTTCTTTCCGTCGGGCGAAACGACCGGTCACGGTCAGCTTGCCGGGTCGATCCGCATTACCGAAAGGGTGATCAAGTCGTCGCATGAGGGGTTGGTTGAAATGACCATCCAATTCATCGGTGACGGTGCCCTTGTCGAATCGAATGCGGTGTAACCGATGGGTATCTTTGCCGAACGGCTGAAAAAAGAAATCGTCGGTTACGAGCGGAACACGGTCACGATCGACCTTGGTGGTCAGGAAACGACCCTGTACTCCAAGCCCTTGACCGGTGCCGACCTGGACAAACTGATGCACCGTCACCCGAAGTTTGCCGAAGCCCCGACCTTGAGCGCCACGGTTGATCTGCTGATCGCCAAGTGTGAAGATGGTGACGGCAACAAGGCGTTTGACATGGGCGACAAGCCGGAACTGCTGCGGGTCGAGTTGTCGAAGATCAACAAGATTCGCGCCGCGCTGTTCCCCGATCAGGACGCCGATCTGCAAGATGAAGCGATCGACGCCGAAATGGGAAACTAACCGGGGCCAGCAACAACCATCTGTTGCTGGCGTTCATTCTCGCAAACCATCTGCAGTGCCATGTGGAGGAAGTGCTTGCGCTTCCCCTGTGGCGTCTGCGACAATGGTTGGCGTTCCTGAAATGGAACGACAAGGTGCGGAACAAAAAGGGCCGATGACATGGCAGCACAGGCGAACGTCGCACTAGGCATCACCGCACAGAATGCCACGGCTGCCGCCTTCCGGGGTGCCCGGCAGAATATTCGCGGGCTGCGCCAAGACGTTGACGGGATGGGCGGCACGGTGCTGCGCAACCGGCGTCTGGTTCAACAATTCGGCATGCAAGTGTCTGACCTTTCGGTGCAGATCGCGGGCGGTCAGTCTGCGATCCTCGCCCTGACACAGCAAGTGCCGCAATTCGTGCAGGGCTTCGGTGCGATGGGGGGCGTGCTTGCGG